GATGCAGAGCAGGCGCAAGTATCAATGGAGGTGCTACTCGGAGACGTAGGAGCCGCCAAGACAATGATTAGCGACCTTAAGAAAATGGGAGCCGCTACGCCCTTTGAATTTACCGACCTTCAATCCGCTACACAAACATTATTATCATTCGGGGTAAATGCAAAAAGCGTTATTCCTACTCTTACAAAACTTGGTGATATCTCCGGAGGAAATGCAGAAAAACTTCAAAGTCTTTCACGCGCTTTTGGTAAAGTAGCAGCAGGAGGAAAGCTAACAGGGGAGGTGGTCAATACAATGATTGACGCATCCTTTAACCCGCTCTCTGTTCTTGCTAAAGAAATGTCCGAAAAAGACGGAATTTCTATGGAGGCCGCAATGGCAGCCATGCAAAAAAATGTATCTCTGGGAAAAGTTTCTATTCACGATCTCGACCATGCCATTACTGTTGCTACGGCGTCCGGTGGACAGTTTTTCGAGATGATGAAAAAACAATCTGAAACTACAGCGGGTAAGCTTTCAACTCTTGAAGATAATATAGCTGTTATAAAAACAGAACTAGGACAATCACTACTACCAGCTATTAACGGGATTATGGGCGCAGTGTCCGGTGCGATAGAGTGGGGGCAGGCCAACAGGGACGGACTTGCAAAAGTGTTTGAGCCGGTTCTACACTATTTAAACCCTATCATAAACGCTGTAAAAAAATTAGTCGATCAGTTTTCAGGGGCAAACACAGAAGCCTCGATGCTTGAGTCGGTATTTAATGGCATCGGCGCAGCGCTGGAATTTATGGACCCGTATCTCACCGCAATGGGAGAGCTAACAGGCGAAATAATTAGCGGACTTGCTACCGTTGGAGCTGGGATAATGGACTTTATTGATAGGTTCAATAAGCCTATCGCCGGACTCGCTACAGCTTTTAGAAATACGTTCGTAACCATTGGGCAAACCGCCAAAGATTTATTAGGAGGCGTTGCTAACCTGGTGGGCGGGATACTTTCTTTCGATGTAAAACAAATAAAAGAGGGCATGGGGCAACTTGGCTCTGCTCTTGCTTCCGGAAACCCTATTAACCTTGCTTATCAGGCTGGGAAAGGAGCGGTTGAAGGATACCAAAAAGGATTAAACACAGGTGACTTTTTCTCTAAGAAAAAAGGCGAAGAAACTTCCGGCTTGTCTGGGGTTGCTGGAAATCCCGCCATGCAAGGCAATGCTGCTGCTGCGCCTGCTGGCGGGGCTACTAGTGCGTCTTCGGCTGGTAAAGTACACTCTACAAAACCAACCACTATAAATATTAACATTGAAAACCTTGTCAGAGATTTAAAAATAATCACTGAAAACTTAGGGATTTCAAAAGACAGAATCGCCTCAGAAGTAAGCAAGGTGCTTATTGGCGCAGTAGTAGACTCTCAACGTGTAGCAGGAATATGAGTGAGCTAAAAATACCCACCGCTACAGAAATTCTAAATCAACAAAAGGTTATTATCCGCTCGATAAGTACGGGAATAATTGCAACCGGAATCTATAACGGAACCATCCCAAAGCCCGCCACTAAAACCGGGGAGATAGGCAGGGATACGCCTCTGTACAAGTCTGCTTTAGGCACTTCGGTGTTCTCTAACTTCAACGTACAGGCGGGATCCTATACGAAAAACGGACAAAATTATTCTTTTGATGAGATAAAATTTGACACTGTTTTATTCGAGGTGTCCATGGCTAAAAATATTATCTCCACTGCTATTCAGGGGAGAGACGGAAAGATAAAAGAATACATCTCTGACGATGATTATAGCATCAGTATAAAAGGCGTAATGACCGCGCCTAACAATACATTTCCTCTAGACGATTTTGTATCCATGATAAAAATTGTAAAGGCTCCGGTGCCGCTAAAAGTAAATTCGTGGTGGCTGGAAAAATTTGGGATTTACAACATTGTAATAATGAGCTATAGCTTTAACCAAAGAGCCGGGAGGTTTTCAGAGCAATCCTTTGAGATAACCGCCGTTTCAGATACACCAATTGAACTAAATATTTAATGTTAAACCTAATTTCAAAAACAACGATTGTACAACAGCCGAATAAGGACTTTCCTAATCGGTCGAAGTCGTTTATTTTTGATTTTGTAAATTCTGGCGAGGTGGTTTCCTCCTGGCAGAACCTTACCGACACAGCAAAATTAACCTTTCCTAAAAACATTTATTTCAAAGACGAAACCGGCAAAAACTTTACATGGCAGGGAAAGAACATAGTTGAGTCCAACTCAACAGCCCCCTTAGTCATGAGGGGCGATAAGATTAAGATAGAATGGGGTTACTACTATAACAAGGACAGTAATTACAATTACCTGACTGAAACCAATGTAATTTTTGACGGGTACATTAGTAAAATAGTAAACCGTATGCCTATAGAAATAGAGGCAGAGGATAATATGTGGAAGCTAAAACAGGTAGCTGCGCCCAATAAACTATTTAAAGCTTCTGAATATTCCCTTCAGTCTATGCTTGCAGAAATGCTTCAGGGCACGGGGTTAATAGTAAGGCAGGGCACCATTACAAATATCGGAGACTTCAGGCCGCAAAACGAAACGGTCGCACAGGTACTTGACCGACTGCAAAGAGATTATAGAATTGAGAGCTATTTTAGGGGCACAGAATTACGCTGTTCCGGACTTGTTTACTATCCTGATTTCACAGAAAAAACATTTCAATTCCAGCAAAATATTATCTCTGACGAATTAGAATACCGAAGACTCGACGATGTTCAGATTGGAATTAAAGCCTACTCGATCAACGAGGCCATAGTAGGAGGGAAGAAGAAAAAACAAAGGGTTGAGGTATTTGTAACCAGCAAAGGAATCACTAACGAATCGGGCTTTGAAGGGGAGATAAGAACGATTCCTTTTATTGGAATTTCTACACCCGAAAAACTTGCAGAGCTTGTAAGGCCAATGCTTAACCGGATAGTTTATGAAGGGTTTTATGGAAGTTTTGAAACATTCGGATTTCCTTTTGTGCTTCATGGCGATCACGCAGCTGTAACAGACACGGTGTTGCCAGAACGAAACGGTACTTATAAAATAAAAGGTATAACCTATACTTTCGGAATGTCTGGCTATCGCCAAAGAATTGATATAGATATGAGGGTAGACGGATTATCAGTAACAGAATTACAGGCGGGACTATGAGCGTTCACAATCGAAATATCAAAGACGCGGCAGGGCAATTGGGCGGGGTTTTCGGAACCGATACCGTAGAGCTTATTTATTGCACTGTGGGAAGTGTAGACATTCCAAATTGCTCATGCTCGTGTACTCCGATATCCGGTAAAGCGACTACAGGGCTTGAAAATGTTCTTTTAAAGGCAGAGGCAAACGACGGGTTTATGTTGGTTCCTTCTGTTGGAAGCACTGTAGTAGTGGGTATTTCGAGCCTTACTAAGATTCCTTTTGTAATGCTTTTTGAGGATGTCGATCAGGTTCTTGTAAAGATAAACCAGACGCTATTTAGCATAACTGACGGGCTAACAAAGTTTAACAACGGGTCAAACGGAGGCTTAACTAATACGCCAGAATTAAAAACGCAACTGGACAAAAATAATCAAATACTTACCGCCTTATTAAATATTCTTACCGGACCTACAATCAATGAGCCGGGCAATGGCGCACCGTCAGCACTTCAAACGGCGCTTAACGTAGCCTTAGCAGGGAAGGCGGTAGGAGACTTTTCTCAAATAGAAGACACAAAAGTAACACATTAATTATGGCACAAGCGCAAGACATACTACTCGATGAAAAAGGAGAAATACTATTCCGTAACGGAGACTTCCTTGTCGGACCCTCCGATAAGCAGTCTATACAGAGCAATCTAAACGCCTTCCCTGGATGGTGGAAACAATACCCCTCTCTTGGGGTTGGGATGGCTCAATACTTAAACTCAAAGGACAAAAAACAGCAAATGCAGCGCAGCATTAAGCTTAACCTTGAGTCGGATAATTTCACAGTAGATGCCATAATAATAAATTCAACAAGTTTCGGCGGATTTAACATACAAACAAATGCTAACAGAGTATAAAGTTCTTCAAGAGCAAAATATCTTTGATTTGGTCAATTCTTTTTATGGAGGATTTGATAAAATGTATGTTTTCTTGCAAACCAATCCACAGGTAGGAAATATAAACTTTGACTTTAACAACAATCCGAATACGGTAGTGTCCTACAATGCCGCTGACTTGCCTTCAACGCCCTCGGAAATACCCACCACGCCAACGGCGCCACAATCAACAGATGGTAGCATCAGGGCTATTTCTCAGCAAAACATCTTTGATATAGTAGCAATGACATATGGGTCGTTCGATGATACCTATAAGTTAATACAGGATAATACCCTCAAAAACATCCACGAGAACGTTATCGGCGTGACTTTTACCTATGATAAGTCTCTCATAAAAGATGACATTATCTATAGTTACATAGGTAGTAATAATATTACAATAGGCACAGGAGACACAGAGGCGCAACAGGGTTCAATCCTACAAGAAGACGGAGGATATATTTTACAAGAAGACGGTAATATAATATTGTATTAAATGAAAAAAACGACATTATTAATTATAGCGCAACTGATTTTGTTTTGCGCCTATTCACAGGGGTTAAAAATATCCCAGCTTCCAACAGCTACGCCATTAAATGGCTCAGAGCTTACCCTTGTTGTTCAAGGCGGAGTAACAAAACAATCCACCGTTGCGGCAGCTTCTTCCTTACAGCTTACCAACTGGTCAAGTACCAAACAATACGCCGCAGGAAACAGCGTAATTTTCGGTAACCTTATTTACACTGCCAACACTACACCGACGCTAGGAAATAACCCGGGCGGAAACTCACAATGGACGCTTCAGATAATAGATCCTGCTCCATACACGGGTAATGGTTCGTGGTCTGGACAGCAAAGAGCGCCAACCATGAATTATGTAGGCGAGCAGTTCGATTCAATATACGGAAGACTAGGATCGGGCGGGGCATTCCTTCCTTTGGCTGGCGGAACAGTAGAAGATAGCGCTGGCGATGAGTCGATATCAACTACAATGAAAACGTTGTCAGACCACGGCGTTATTAAAGTTGACTGGCATAGCAATAGATTACAATACGCTGGTGATATTTCTATAGATTGGGCGAGTAGATATGGTAATGACTTTGCAGGCTCACGCTCCTATGATTGGGATAACCGACTGTTTACTGGCAACTGGAAAATGAATACTGAACATACAGACTCATTAAGTCTCGCTACCTACGGGCAATTGCCAGTTACAGGAAGCAAATCACAGGTATTAACAGCAGGAACAGCCGTTACTGTTACACTCCCTATTACATATCCCAATAATACTTATAAGGTAAATGTTACCCCAACCGATGCGCTTGGGTTAGGTGGATACGTAACTAATAAAACAACAACAACGTTCGACTATGTTTTGCCAATAACTACAGGCACAGTAACATTTGATTGGGCGGTATTTAGATAAAATAAAATGGAAAAAATTTCTTTTTTCGACTGGTTGCTTGGTGGTGGATTGGTTTTATTCATGGTAAAGGATATAATAATTCCCATGTTCAGGAAAAGCGAGAAGGCAGAAAACGCAAGACTTGAAAGGATAGAAAGCAGAGTGAATAATCTTTGGGATAGCCATAACGAAAAAAAGGAGGAAAGCGAAAAGCTAAAAATACTATCTGATAAATTTCAGAGCCACGAAAGAGAGTTTAGCATTTTCTCTGAGCGATATGAATGGCATTTCAAAGAAACCAATAAAAAGTTTGACGAAATAAAAGAACTGATTCAACATAAAGAGACTAGCAATAAACAGCAAACAGATACTATTTATTCTGTACTGGAAAGAATCGAAGATAAACTAGAGGGAAAATGAACGCTCAGAAAATAATTGATATCGCATTAGCCGAGGAACATTACACTGAAATCCCTCCTAATAGCAACCATACAAAATACGGCGAATGGGCTAATTACAATGGCGTGCCTTGGTGCGGAATATTTGTATCCTGGTGCTATGAAAAAGCCGGCTATCCTTTGCCTAAAATGGGATTTTCATTTCATGGATTTGCAGGATGCCAAACAGCGTACGATCAATTCAAGAAAAACGGATGGATAACTACCAAACCGGTATTGGGAGACATTGTTTTATTCGATTGGAACAAAGACGGAAGGTATGACCATACAGGGCTGTTTATAGAAGACGATAACGGCAGTGGCTTCTTTCATACAATAGAAGGCAACACCAGTGGAACCAACCAGAGCAACGGCGGAGAGGTTCAAAGGAGACTAAGAAAATACAGTGATGCAATATTTATTCATCCAAAAATTTAAATAAAAAATTATGGCACTAAAATACAATTTCGCAAAAGTAACAGGAGGCGCTACTATTATCAGTAACGACAACCCTGTGTCTACTAGCGAATCAATAACCTCTCCTGTTAACATATCCAAAAACATATCTCTGCAATCGCTGGTTTTGTTTTGGAATCAACAAAGATTCACAATAAGCATTAACGATGTTGGCACTATAGACACCGGATCGGGGCCGGTCCAATTCACAGGAACGCTGGATCAATTACAGGCTTCTTTATTATCGGTTTTTCCTAAGGCTGCTAGTTCAGGCGTAAACTCAGCAGCCAGTCCAAAATCTACGCTAGTAATGATTGGAGATAGTTATACCGCCCTACATTTAGGGGGTTCGGCTCCCGGAGTAACCACGCCGTCAACTGGATATTTCAATTGGGCGAACATGAAAATGAAACGAAAGTTTCAGATTATAAATTACGCCGGTATAGCAGGAGAAACAACGACCCAAATAGCGTTAAGGTTTCAGGCAAATGTTTTAGCATTGTCACCGGGATGGGTAGCCATTCAAGGGGGCATAAACGATGCTAACGCGTCCGTGTCTTCCGATACAATTTATTCTAACCTAACCGCCATGTACGACTCGGCCTTGGCGGCCGGAATAAGAGTGATAGCTTTCACAATACCGGTTATGCCCGTATTGAATACTCAGGCAAAATTAAATATTGTTAATGAT